GAAATGCTTAGATTTTACATTTCAAAAAGTTTGAGTAATAATGCAGATGAGAAACTGTCTTTAGATTATGATGAAGAAAATGCTCTCACATTTAATGTAGAATAAATAGAAAGATAATAAAAGTAAGAAAATGAAAGTTGTAGATCCATTAGCACAATCATTTTATGTTGAGAGTAGTAAAGGAATTTTTGTAACTTCTATTGATTTATATTTTATATCTAAAGATCCGATTTTACCGGTGACTGTCCAATTGAGGCCAATGGAACTCGGAATTCCGACAAAAAAGGTATATCCATTTGGTGAAGTTGTAGTAGATCCAAAAGATATTAACGCTTTTAATAATTCGGCAATACCAACTAGAATAAGATTTCCTTCACCTGTTTATTTGACAGGCAAAAAATTTCATGCGCTCACAATATTATCAAATTCACAAAATTATAGTGTTTGGGTTGCGAGACTTGGAGAGGTTGATATTACCACACTTAATGGGGCAGAATCGAGCCAAGTAATTGTTACAAAACAACCTGTTTCTGGTGGACTTTTTAAATCGCAAAATGGTTTTACCTGGAATGAAAGTCCATTTGAAGACTTGAAGTTTACATTATATAGAGCAGATTTTACATCAACTGAGGGTAATTTTAATTTCTATAGTCCGGAATTAAGTGTTGGTAATAAGCAAGTTGCAGATTTACAACAAAATCCACTTGAATTTTCATCAAGAAGAATAAGAGTCGGTTTAGGAACAACAGTTGTTGATAATAACATAGTATTTGGAAATACGGTATACCAAAAAGGGAGTAACGCAACTGGAAATTATGTTGCAGCAGCAGGAATTGCAACTCAAAGTTTAACAATTATAAATTCAGGCATCGGATACACTCCATCCATAGGATCTTTAACTTACTCTAACATTGCACTAACAAATATTACTAGTAGTGGTAAAAATGCAACAGCAAATATCACTATTTCCAATGGAGTTGCTGTTGCAGCAACCATATCCAATGGTGGGACTGGATACACTATAGGAGATGTGCTTTCAGTGTCGCAAATAGGATCACAAACTCTTGGTAGAAATTTAAGACTTTCAGTTTCAAATTTAGCCGGAGTAAATCAATTAATTCTTGATAATGTGCAAGGAGACTTCATAACAGGAACTGGAAGCACTATCAGTTATTTCAATAGTCTTGGTATTTCAAGCGATTTAAACGCTTCAGTTGGTGGTGGAGTTTTAGTTCCTGCCGATGGAATTCAAATAGAGAATGATGGGTTGAACATTAAAGTAAATCACTTAAATCATGGAATGCACGCGGGAGAGAACATTGTAAGATTATCTGATGTTTTAACTGATGTAAAACCTATTAAGTTGACTGAAAACTATGATAAAAATTCAACTGCAAATATCTTAGTTAATTCAACTACCAATTTTTCCACATTTGAAAATGTAGGCATTAGTAGTACAAATCCAGGATATATTCTAATTGGCAATGAAATTATTTCTTATGAAGGAGTTACTGCTACTTCATTAACTGGAATAACAAGAGAAATTGATCAAACTTTAGGATTTTCTTATACGCCAGGAACTCCAATTTATAAATATGAGTTAAATGGAATTTCTTTAAGAAGAATTAATACTACTCACACTCTTCAGGATTCAAACGCATTTGATCCTATAGATTTTGACTATTATAATATTAAAATTGATACATCTTCTGATGGAAAAACAGGTGCCCTCCCTCATGGGCAAGTGGACAGAACTCTAGGAATAAACTTTCCAAAGTTATACTGTAATGAAACAAAATCAACCGGTGGAAATTTTGTTAAGGCTACTCAAAACATCCAATATGAAATTGCAAAACCAAATATACAAACCGTAATACTGAATGGTACTGATATTAGTGCATCTATGAGAACTGTCTCTGGAACTAGCGCAGATGGAACAGAAATTTCATTTGAAGATAAGGGATTTGTTGATATAGATCTCAATAAGGACAATTATTTCAATTCACCTAGATTAATTTGTTCAAAAGTAAATGAAGATGAGAGATTATCTACACTTCCCGGAAACAAATCACTAACATTAAATTTACGCTTACAAACTAGCGATTCTTATATTTCACCAATCATAGATCTTGATAGAAGTTCTGTCGTGTTTACAACCAACAGAATAAATAGTCCTATTCAAAATTATATTACAGATAATAGAGTTAATAATTTACAAGATGATCCCTCTTCATTTGTATATGCAACGAATAATGTTGAACTTGAACTTCCTGCATCTGCGCTAAAGGTAATTGTTTCCGCTTATGTGAATACTTTTAGTGATGTTAGAATGCTTTATTCTATAAAAAATGAACCAAATGAGAAGGACATCTATTATTTGTTCCCCGGATATTCAAATGTCACAACGGACGGTAGTAGAATTATTTCCGAATCATTAAATGACGGAACCTCTGATAAAAAAATGATTAAAACTAGTAACGTTGGATATAAACCCTCCGATTTAACATATAAAGATTATGAATTTACTGTTTCAAATTTACCTTCATTTAGATATTTTAGTATTAAAATGATTGGATCGGGAACCAATCAGGCTTTCCCCCCAAGATTCTCTGATTTTAGAGTTATTGCTTTAGCATAATATGAAACATTCAAAGGTTGAAGGTCACCCCAATTTAATAAGAGATGAAAAAACTAAAGCTATTTTGAATACAAATTCAAATGACTATGAAAATTATATAAAAACAAGACAAATAAAAAAAAATGAATCTGATAGAATTCAGAATCTTGAAGATAACGTAAGTGAAATAAAAAATGATTTGAACGAAATTAAAAATTTATTGAGGAATTTAGCAAATGGATCCTGATAAAATATCTTTAGAAAACATGAGTAAATTATTTGAATATGAAAAACTTTCAAGAGATATAGATAGTATAGAAGATATTGAAACTTTAAAAAATTTAGCAAAATCTTATATCAAACTATATTTTAAACAACAAGAAGTAGTTGCAGGTTTTAAAATCTAATGGCACAACCATCTACTAGGCAAGAACTTATTGATTACTGTAAGAGAAAACTAGGTGCTCCGGTTTTAGAAATTAATGTTGCAGATGAGCAAATTGAGGACCTAGTAGATGATGCTGTTCAGTTTTTTCAAGAGAGGCACTTTGATGGGGTATATCCAACTTTTTACAAGTATAAAGTAACTCAGGCAGACATTGATAGGGGAAGAGCAAGCACTGCAAGTAATGCAGTTAGTTCTGTAGGTATTGCAAGCACTTCAGCAACTGCAAACATAGTCGGAACTGCCACTACATTCAACTATTATGAAAATAGTAATTACTTGCAAATGCCCCCAAATATTATTGGAGTAAGTAAAATTTTTCTTTTTGATGGGGCAAATACTATTACGCACAATATGTTCAGCGTAAAGTACCAATTATTCTTGAATGATATTTATTACTGGGGAACAACAGAACTTCTAAGTTATGCAATGGTTAAGACATACTTAGAAGATCTCGACTTTCTCTTGAATACACAGAAACAAATAAGATTCAATAAAAGGCAAGATAGATTATATTTGGACATTGATTGGAGTTCTGTGAGAGCAGATCAATTTTTTATCATTGATTGCTACTCAACTCTTGACCCAAATGATTATTCAAGGGTTTGGAATGATTCCTTCCTAAAACCATATTTGACTTCGTTGATTAAAAAACAATGGGGACAAAATATGATGAAATTTACAGGCGTTAAACTTCCAGGTGGTGTCGAACTCAATGGGAGACAAATGTATGATGATGCACAAAGAGAGATAGATATTTTGATGGAAAAAATGTCTAGTACTTATGAACTTCCACCTCTGGATATGATAGGTTAATCATATGCTCAATCCATTCTTTCTTCAAGGTTCTAAAACAGAACAGGGATTAATTCAAGATCTTATTAATGAACAGTTGAGGATGTATGGCGTTGAGGTTCATTATCTTCCAAGACAGTTCATTACGGAAAAAACAGTCATCAGAGAAGTCATAGAATCAGAATTCAACAGTGCATACCCCATTGAAGCATATGTTGATACTTATGAAGGATATAGTGATAATCCAACCATTCTATCAAAGTTTGGAATTCAAGCACTAAATGAAATAACTTTAACTATCTCAAGAGAAAGATTTAAAAATTATATTTCACCTTTAGTTCAAAATCAACCAAATATAAAAGTATCATCAAGACCAAAGGAAGGAGACCTAATTTATTTTCCTTTAGGTAAAAGATTATTTGAAGTTAAGTACGTAGAGCACGAAAAACCATTCTATCAACTTCAAGGATTATATACATATCAACTTAGATGCGAACTCTTCAGGTATGAAGATGAGTTGATAGATACAAGTATTGATGAAATTGATGAACTTATTGGTGGAAATGATTCTACCGATCCTGATAAGATTCCAGCAGGTAATATTGCAAATCTTACAATGGTAGGTGTTGGCATTACTGCTAGTGCAACTGCATCGATAGTAAATGGTGGTATAAGATATATTACAGTTACAAATCGTGGTGGAGGATATACAAGTCCACCAACTGTTGGAATTTCTTCCGCACCATCTGGAGGAAAAACAGCAACTGCAATTGTTAAAATGATAAGTGGAGTGGTTGCTTGTAATACAAATATAAATCCAAAATCACAATCGGTTCAAGAAGTATTAGTTACAAATGCTGGATATGGATATACAGTTGCGCCTCAAGTAAGATTTATTGGAGGTGGTGGTAAGGGCGCAACAGGCATCGCATCAATAGGTGATGGTATTGTTGGGGTAATTACAGTTACAAATGCAGGTTCTGGATATGTAAATCCACCAGCAATAACTTTTAGTGGAATTTCTACAGTATCTGCAGCTGCAACAGCAGTTGTTTCTGCAGCGGGATCGATTACCTCAATATATATTACAAATGCTGGTCTTGGATATACTATTCCTCCAATCATTACAATCGCAAATCCGGCACTCACTTCTTCGGGTAATTTTATATTCAACGAAGTTGTAACAGGATCTCAAAGTGGAGTTACTGCAAGAGTCAAATCTTGGAATTCTACTACAAATGTTCTTCAAGTTTCAAACGTCAATGGAGAATTCAAACTTGGAGAAAATATTGTAGGTTCTTCTTCAAGTGCTTCTCATTATTTAAGATCAATTGATGTTTTTTCTGCTAGAGATGGATATTCTGCAAATGATGAAATTGAAGAGGATGCAAATGATATTATAGAATTTGATGAAACCAATCCATTTGGAATGCCTTAGATTATATAAATATTAGTTATTAATTTGATTAAATAGTAGTACAATAAGTTAGAAGTATGTTTGAGTATTTTTATCACGAAATTCTAAGAAGAACTGTAATTGCTTTTGGTTCTTTATTTAATGAGATTAGTATCAAACATAAAAATAATTCTAACGATGTTGTTAGTGTCATTAAAGTTCCTCTTGCATATGGACCAACCCAAAAGTTTCTTGCAAGATTGAATCAATCTGCAAATTTGAATAAACCAGTTCAAATGACATTGCCAAGGATGTCGTTTGAGTTTACTGGATTGACTTATGATGCATCGAGAAAATCGACAACAACACAATATTTTACTACAAAATCTGTAGAAGACGGAAAGGAAACAAAAAAGGCATATCTTCCAGTTCCATACAATATGCAGTTTGAATTGAGCATCATGTGTAAATTAAATGATGATGCCCTTCAAATTGTAGAGCAAATTCTACCCTACTTTCAACCTGCATATACAATGACTGTTGATTTGGTTGATACAATTAATGAAAAAAGGGATATTCCTATAATTCTTGAAAATATTACAATGCAAGATGATTATGAGGGTGATTTTACTACAAGAAGAGTATTGATTTATACATTGAGATTTACTGCAAAAACTTATATATTTGGACCAGTTTCTTCTGCAAGCAAAGATATTATCAAAAAAGCAACTATTGGATATATTGCCGGAGACCTTACATCTTCTCCAACAAGAGAAATCGTATATTCCGCAGAACCGAGAGCAATTCAAAACTATACGGGCACAGTCATTACCAACTTATCTAAAGATATTACAACTGATGATAAGTTAATCACTGTAAATGATGCTAGTGCAATTTCAGTTAATACTTATCTTGATTTGGAGGGAGAAGAAGTTTACGTTACTGCTAAGTCTGGAAATGTCCTCACAGTAGATCGTGGTAGGGACAATACAACGATTACACCACATTTGGCAGGTTCTCAAGTCAAATCAATAACATCGGCAGACAATTTATTAATTGAAGAGGGCGATGACTTTGGATTTAGTGGAAGTGTTTTTTGATAAGTTATGAAAATGACAAAAAAATTTGATAAACTCAATGAGACTTTCAATGTAGACGGGGAGATAGTTCCTGTTGAAACTGAGGCAGTTATTGAAAAGATAGAAAAGATATCAACAGTAGTTGATGATATTAAAAAAGATTATGATTATACAAGAGGTAATTTATATTCACTCATAGAAAAGGGTCAAGAAGCAATTAATGGTATTCTTGAACTTGCTCAAGAGAGTGAGATGCCTCGTGCTTATGAAGTTGCTGGACAATTGATTAAAAATGTTGCCGATGCTACTGACAAATTAATGGACCTTCAGAAAAAACTGAAAGATATTGAAGAAGAAAAGGTGGGCAAAGGACCTACAACAGTCAATAACGCTCTTTTTGTTGGATCTACCGCAGAATTGGCAAAACTTTTAAAGCAACAAACGGAAAATGAAAACGTTTAAGCAATTTCAAGAAGACTGGAGTAATAAATATAAAAAGAGTATTGATTGTTCAAATCCAAAAGGATTCTCTCAACGTGCTCATTGTGCAGCGAGAGGAAAAAGAGCAAAAGGTGAGCAGACTAAATCAAAACCAGTTGAATAATGCCTAAGATCAAGTCACATAAAACAGTTGAGCAAATTGCAAAGAAGCATCGTCTTGATGTTTC